TCAGCAACTGTCCACTTTCCTATCTGGCACCAAGAAATCAGAGACATCCTCGTCCTCAAAAACAACAAAGGAACAGAAGACAACAGAGTCAGAAAACTTGACTACTCCATCCAACTAAGTAAGTTATTTTATGAACGTTTTATTGCAAACGAAGAGATTACACTTTTCTCTCCTCATGATGTGCCAGGGTTGTATGATAGTTTTGGTACTCCACATTTTGATGAACTATACGTAAATTATGAGAAGGATGAATCAGTTCCTAAAGATACAGTAGGTGCTCAGGAACTTATCCTTGACTTATTAAAGGAGAGAGCAGAGACTGGACGTATCTATATTATGAATATAGATCACTGTAATAGCCACTCTTCTTTTAAAGATAAAGTGGATATGAGTAATCTATGTCAGGAAATTACTTTACCAACATATCCTATTCAGCATATTGATGATGATTTGGGTGAGATTGCTCTTTGCATTCTTTCTGCTGTTAATGTTGGTAAGATTAAATCTGATGAGGAGTTGGAAGAGTTATGTGAATTATCTGTTCGTGGATTGGAAGAGTTGATTGATTATCAGAGATACCCTGTTAAGGCAGCAGAGATTGCTACAAAGGCACGAAGATCAATAGGGGTAGGTTTTATTGGTCTTGCTCATTATCTTGCAAAACTTGGGTTTAATTATGGTGATAAAGAAGCATGGAATGCTGTTCATGGACTTGCTGAGTCATTTCAATATTATCTTTTGAAAGCATCAAATAAGATTGCTCAAGAGAAAGGTCATTGTGACAATTTTGGAAGAACTAAGTATGCAGAAGGTATTCTTCCAATAGATACTTATAAGAAGGACGTAGATGAGATTGTTCCGAATGACTTATCACTTGATTGGGGAGCTTTACGGGAAGACATACTCACTCACGGGTTACGACACTCCACGTTGTCAGCACAGATGCCATCAGAGAGCAGTTCGGTTGTGTCAAATGCCACTAACGGAATTGAACCCCCAAGAGATTATCTGTCCATTAAGAAATCAAAGAAGGGGCCTCTTAAACAGGTGGTTCCATCATATACGACACTGAAAAATAATTACACTTTGTTATGGGATATGCCAGATAATACTGGGTATATTAATATAGTAGCAGTAATGCAGAAGTTTTTTGACCAATCAATTTCTGGTAACTGGAGTTATAATCCAGAACACTATGAGGACAATGAAGTCCCTGTCAGTGTGATGGCAAATGATTTGTTGACCACCTATAAGTTGGGATGGAAGACTTCTTATTATCAAAATACAAATGATTTGAAGAGTGATGATTCTGGAGAAGAAAAACCAGATCTTCAAAATCTTATCTGTGAATTAGAAAATGCCAATGAAGGGGAGTGTGAGTCCTGTGCAATCTAATATTAAAGGGATGACTGTCTTCAATACTGAAGATGTTAATACCAAGAAACAACCTATGTTTTTTGGCAAACCCTTGGGTGTTCAACGTTATGATAACTTTAAGTATCCTGCATTTGAGAATTTAACTAAACAGCAGTTGGGATATTTCTGGAGACCAGAAGAGGTATCTCTACAAAAAGATAGAGGAGATTATCAAACTCTAAGACCAGAACAGAAGCATATCTATACTTCTAATTTGAAGTATCAGATAATGCTTGATTCTGTACAAGGACGTGCTCCTGGTATGGCATTTCTTCCTTATTGTTCTTTACCAGAACTAGAATCTTGTATGGAAGTATGGCAGTTTATGGAGATGATCCATAGTCGTTCCTATACATATATCATTAAGAATGTTTATTCGGATCCTTCTGAGGTCTTTGATACCATTGTTAAAGATGAACGCATTTTAGAACGTGCTGCTAGTGTTACTGGTGCTTATGATGACTTTATTAGAGATGCTCAGGAGTGGGGTAGTGGTTGTATGTGGCGACCAGAGGCAAAAGGATCTCCTACATCACAGTGGTGTATGAAGGATTTAAAACGTAAACTCTATCGGGCAGTAGCTAATGTCAACATTCTTGAGGGGATCCGTTTCTATGTTAGTTTTGCTTGCTCTTTTGCTTTTGGGGAGCTCAAGCTTATGGAGGGATCTGCTAAGATCATCTCCCTTATTGCAAGAGACGAGAACCAACATCTTGCGCTTACTCAAAACATAATTAACAATTGGAGAAAGGGTGATGACCCAGAGATGTTGGAGATTGTTAAAGAGGAGCAGGAGTGGACATATCAGATGTTTGATAAGTGTGTGAATGAAGAAAAGAAATGGGCAGAGTATTTGTTTAAAGACGGAAGTATGATAGGATTAAATGATAAATTACTCCATCAGTATGTTGAGTGGATTTCTAATAAGAGATTAAAATCTATTGGACTTAAACCACAGTATGATATTCCTGCAAAGAACAATCCATTACCTTGGACAGAGCATTGGATTTCCTCTAAGGGACTCCAGGTAGCACCACAAGAGACTGAAGTAGAGTCTTATATTGTTGGTGGTATCAAGCAGGATGTAAAGAAGGATACGTTTAGTGGATTCAAACTTTAAAAATAATCTTTATAAGAGAATAAACATTCAATTTTTTATTTTTTTTGTATAAATAATCAACGTGGCAGAGGACACCGCTATGAATGGTCAATTACGAAAAGCAGATATGCAAGCACGAGCTCATAAGCTCAAAAACGAATTGTATGGACGATGTGAAAGACAGGAATTGTCTCACGAAGAATGTCGTGGTGCTGAAGAATATCTTAATAAAGTTTTAGATGTGGTAGACGAATTTGGTTACTAAATAGGAATTACTGAATGAAAATTTTAGGATGGCGACCACCACAACGGCCACAGTGGGTGAAGGAGATTATGAAAACGCCTGGTTATATCAGGGTACAACTTTTACTTCTAATGATATTAACGATCTCTTCGGTTTCGTCTACTGTATTACAAATAACACGAACGGTAGACAATACATCGGGCGTAAGTATTTCTGGAAGTTTAGAACTCCTAGGGGTAAAAAAAGAAAAGTAAAATCTGAATCTGATTGGAAGAATTATTATGGGTCGTCTGAGGAACTTAAAGAAGAAATTAAACAACTGGGTAGACATAACTTTAGCAGAGTTATGCTCAGCTTACATAAAACAGTTGGCAAAACAAACTTCGAAGAAACGAGACAACTGTTCGTCAATGGAGTCCTCACCGAACAACTTGACGATGGCACCCCGAAATACTATAATAGTAACATCCTCTCAAGATACTTCAGAAAAGATTATTATGGAACTGGACAAGACTGATGAAGTGGTGGCAAAGGTAAGGGAATGGTCTATAAACAGAATTGATAATACAAATCATGAGTATGCTCAGGCACTCTATGAAGAGTTTGAAGAGTGGATTGACTTGGATGAGAATGATACACATTTAGATATATTATCTTTAGAACCACTTGAAGATGACAAAAGTTAGTATTGTTGGTGGTGGTAATGCTGGATGCATTTCTGCTTTATATCTTTCATGGTTTAATAAAGATCTTGAAGTTGAGTTAACTCATAATCCAGACATTCCTTGTGAGAGGGTAGGACAGGCAACTGTATTGGAACCTCCTCAACTTTTTTGGGCTTCTACTGGATTTAATTGGTATCATAATCCTATTCATGCTACTTTTAAAAGTGGGGTTTTATATGAAGGATGGGGTCATCTTAATGAAGAAGTGTATCATGGATTCCCTGCTAATGGTATGGCAATGCATTTTTGTCCTTCGGAAATGCAGAAACATGTTTTAAATTGTGGTCATTTTAAGGTAATAGAAAATAATATTTTAGATGTTAATAATATAGATGCTGATTATGTATTTGATTGTAGAGGGAAGCCGGAAGATTATTCTGATTATGATGAGTTAATTAATCCTACTAATGCTTGTATTTTGGCACAAGCAAATTGGGATACTGCCAAGGCTTATTGGAGTCGGCATGTTGCTACTCCTGATGGATGGGCATTTGTAATTCCAACATTGAAAGATTCACCATCACGTTCGGGTGGTGTGGGATACTGTTATAATAGTAATATAACTTCTAAAGAAGATGCAGAAAAGAATATGTTGGATATGTTTGATGTAGATATTACAACGCATATTAATTATAAAAATTATGTTGCCAAGAATCCTATTATTGGTGATAAGATATTTTTAAATGGTAATAGGTTATTCTTCTTAGAACCTTTGGAGTCAACTGCTGTTCAGGCATATATTGAGTGTGCAAGATATTTTGTGGACTATATAATTACAAAGAAGGAGCCAGTAGAACAAGCTGCTCACTCTGCAAAACAATATATCAGACAACTGCAAAATTTTGTCCTTTGGCATTATCAATTTGGGTCAAAGTACGATACTCCTTTTTGGAATTATGCAAAAAAGTTATCTTTTAGGGATAAAACTTTTGATGCAATGGTAGAATACTGTAAGCAGACAACGAATCGTGATATTCTACCCAAATCTTTTGGGGGGTCCACAAGTAGTGCTTCTCAGTATGGACAATGGCCAGCAAATTCTTTTAAGATATGGCATGATGGTATGACAGTTACACAAGATAGAAACGGATGAAGAACAATGCTTATAGTAAGATGTAAAAATTGTGGTGTAGAACTGACTAGTGGTTCTGGCCAAAGTAAATCATGTGGGTGTTCTAACATGACAACAGTTAAAGGTGATAGTGTAACAGCTATTGACCTAACTAGAGTTGTGATGGTAAACTCTAATACAGGAAACCTAAAATCAGATGGTCTTACTTCTCAAGACCTTCAATGGCAAGAAGAACGACGCAAACGTAAAGTTCGAAAATTGGACTTTGAAATTCGATGACTCCCGACAGACATGACATTCCATTCATAGGAGACTTCTATACAAAACACGAAGTCGATAAGATGATTACTGATGCTCTTGAGGAAGCAAGAAAGATTGATGAAGAGTCCATGCGTAAGCATAATAGGACTGCAACTAT